ATATCAGTTTGTAGAGAATAAATTCTATGGCCTTCCATTTGAAGTCAATGATATGGTCTCTATGGAAGGTGTAAAGGACTATATGAAGTCTATCACTACACTGAAACCAAGAGATTATCAGATTGATGCAGTTTATGATGCACTGCGATACAATAGGAAACTTTTAATATCACCAACTGCATCTGGCAAATCTTTCATGATTTATACTATTGTCAGGTACTTTGTTGGTAAGAATAAAAAGATCCTACTTGTAGTACCAACTACATCCCTTGTAGAGCAGATGTACAAGGATTTCCAGGATTATGGTTGGGATGCAGAAAACCATTGCCATAGAATCTATTCTGGAAGGGAGAGAGTGAATACCAATGAAGTCACAATTACTACTTGGCAGTCAATTTATAATTTAGAGAGATCATTCTTTGAAGACTATGATGTGATCATTGGTGATGAAGCACATTTATTCAAGAGTAAATCTTTGGTTGGGATTATGGATAAACTCCATCATGCCAAATATAGGTATGGATTTACTGGAACTCTAGATGGAACTCAAACTCACAAATGGGTTCTGGAAGGATTATTTGGACCATCATATAAAGTAACACAAACAAAGAAACTTATTGATGAGGGACACCTTGCAACTCTTGACATTCAGTGTTTGGTTCTAAAGTACAAACCAAGAAAGTTTGATAACTATGAAGATGAGATTCAACATCTCATTTCTCATGAAAAAAGAAATAACTTCATCAAAAATCTAGCACTTGACTTGAAAGGAAATACTCTCATTCTTTTTAGTAGAGTGGAAGCACATGGAAAGGTATTATATGAAAATATAAATAGTGCTGTAAGTGCTGATAGAAAAGTATTCTTTATTCATGGTGGCGTAGACGCTGAAGATAGAGAATTGGTCAGAGAAATTACTGAAAGAGAAAACGATGCAATTATTGTTGCATCATATGGAACATTCAGTACAGGTATTAATATTAAAAATCTTCACAATGTAATATTTGCCTCTCCATCCAAATCACGTGTTAGAAACTTACAAAGTATTGGAAGAGTCCTAAGAAAAGGCAAAGATAAAGTGAAAGCAAGACTTTATGATATTGCTGATGACTTTACTATTGGATCAAGAAAAAATTATACTCTGAATCATTTTATTGAAAGAGTTAAAATTTACGTCCAAGAACAATTCAATTATGAAATTACAACTATTGATATGAAAGAATAGAAAAGGAGGAAGTAGTTTGATAGAAGACGATTTCTATGCAACAATCAAATTTAAGAATGGTGAAGAAATATTCACCAAAGTAGCAGCATCTGAAGAAGAGGGAAGAACACTTCTAATTCTCTCTAATCCAATTACTATAGAAGAAGTTAAAGTTAGAGGCAAACTTGGTGGTTATAAGTTTGAACCTTGGCTTAAGACAACAACAGAAGATATGTTCATTATTAATCTTGAAGATGTCTTAACAATGTCTGAGTCTTCTGATATTGAAATGATTCTAAGCTATCAAGACTTTATTAGAAAGATGAATAAAACAAATAATTCTAAAATAAGTAGAGAAATGGGATATATATCTACAGTATCAGATGCTAAAGAAACTCTAGAGAAGATCTTTAATAATAGCTAAGTACTTAAAGCTATTACTTATCTTCAAAAGCAACAAACCTAGTCTAATGCCAAAATTGAAACTTGTCAACTATTTGATAATCTGATATACTAGTATCAGATAAGTTAATTATAGATGTCCATTGTATCCCCGACATTTTTCGTAATGAGGAAAACCAAAAAATCAGAGCATTATGTAAATAACAAGGAATTTTTGGAAGCACTGGAAATTTATTTTGCTGAGGTTGAAAGAGCAAAGCTTAATGACAAACCCAAACCTCAGATTCCAAAGTATATTGGAGAGTGCTTCTTAAAGATTGCAAATCATCTATCATATAAACCCAATTTTGTGAACTACATGTTCAAGGATGATATGATTTGTGATGGTATTGAGAACTGTGTTCGCTACATTCACAATTTCAATCCAGAAAAATCTAAGAATCCTTTCGCTTACTTTACTCAGATTATCTACTATGCTTTTCTGAGGAGAATTTCTCAGGAGAAAAAGCAGATGGAAATCAAAAATAAGATTTTGGAAAGGACTAACTTTGATGAAGTCTTTGATGCCAATGACCTTGACGCATCAAATTATTCCGACTACAATAGCATCAAAGATTCTGTGCATAGCAAACTTCGTTATTAATGAAAGTAGCAATTATAACTGATACTCATTATGGAGCAAGGAAATCATCATCCCTGTTCCATGATTATTTTGAAAAATTCTACAAAGAAGTTTTCTTTCCAACTCTAGATGAGCAAGGAATTACGACTCTTGTACATATGGGAGATGCTTTTGATAGTCGAAAGGGGATAGACTTTAAAGCACTTACATGGGCACAGAGAGTTGTATTTGATCCACTTAAAGAGAGAGGAATTGAAGTTCATCTGATTGTAGGTAATCATGATGCATACTACAAAAATACAAACATTGTCAATGGAGTAGATCTTCTGCTTCGTGAATATGATAATATAAGAGTTTATTCAAAAACAACTGAATCTAAATTGGATAATTTGGATGTCCTTTTTGTACCATGGATTAATCAAGAAAATGAAAAAGAAACTACTAAACTTATTAAAAAGACACATTGCAACGTTGCGATGGGGCACCTTGAACTCCAAGGATTTAGAGTTAATAGACAACTCGTCATGGAGCATGGTTTGGAGAGCAAACTATTTGAGAAGTTCACCCGTGTCTACTCTGGTCACTATCACACTAGATCAAACAACGGGACAGTCTTCTACCTAGGAAATCCATATGAGATGTTCTGGACAGATGTAAAAGATGAGAGGGGATTCCACATCTTTGATACTGAAACTCTAGAGCATACTCCAGTAAACAATCCTTTCAGACTCTTTTATAACATTTATTATGAGGATGATGATTATCAACTCTTTGATACTAGAGAGTATGAAAACAAAATTGTAAAAGTTATTGTTAGAAAGAAGACAGATATTACAAAGTTTGAAAAATTCATTGACAAACTTTATTCTGCAAATGTTGCAGACTTAAAAATTGTAGAGAACTTCCAAATTCAAGAATCAGAAGAGTTTGAAGCAGAGGAATCTGAAGACACTATTTCTATTCTAGATAGATATATTGAAGAGTCTGAAACTGATTTAGAGAAATCAATCCTTCAGAAAATTGTAAAGGAAATCTATCAGGAAGCGTGTGAGATGGTCTAATGTTTATTATTACAGGGAAAAATAAAGATAAAGAAGGTGCATTTTCAGTAATTGATGAGGATGGAGAAAAGGTTCTCTATATCTTTGAAGAAGAAGATGATGCTGTTCGTTTTTCCCTGCAACTTGAAGATATGGGTTTAGTGGAAATGGAAGTTTTGGAAATAGATGATGAACTAATGATAAAAACTTGCGAATATCATGATCATAAGTATACTGTTATAACTTCCGATGATATTGTGATTCCTCCTGAAATTTCTTATGATTCACTTTAAAAATATTTCTTGGCAGAATTTTCTTTCTACTGGACAACATCCTACAAAAGTAAATCTTTCTGAGCATGGAACCACTCTTATCATTGGAAACAATGGAGCAGGGAAGTCCACTATTTTGGATGCTCTTTGTTTTTCTTTGTATGGCAAAGCATTTAGGAAAATTAACAAGAATCAACTAATCAATAGTACTAATGAAAAGGGTGCATTGGTTGAGATTGAATTCTCTGTAAACAAGACTGATTGGAAAGTAGTAAGGGGAATCAAACCAAATACTTTTGAGATCTATAGAGATGGTAAACCATTAGATCAATCACACTCTGCAGTGGATCAGCAGAAGTGGTTAGAGCAAAATGTTCTCAAAATGAACTATAAGTCTTTTACTCAGATTGTGATTTTGGGTAGTAGTACTTTTGTGCCATTTATGCAACTTCCTCTTTCTAGTCGTAGAGAAGTTGTAGAGGATCTTCTTGACATTAAGATTTTCTCTTCAATGAATCTTCTTATTAAGGAAAAGATTAGGGGTTGTAAGGAAGAAATAAAGACTCTTTCTCTGAAGAAAGAATCTCTTCTTGATAAAGTTGATATGCAAGAGAGATTTATTGAAGAGATTGAGAATCAAAGTAATGCCAATATAAATGCCAACAAAGAAAAGATTGCCAATCTTGAAAGTGAAATTGGCGATTGTATGAGTGAAAATGAATCTCTAGAAGAACCACTTAGGGAATTCATTAAAGAGCAAGAATCAATTTCTGGTTATGCAGATAAACTTCGTAAACTTGGTAATCTTAAAGGCAAGATTTCTCAGAAAGTATCAACTATTACTAAGGAACATAAGTTTTTTACTGAAAATATGGTTTGCCCTACATGTACACAGGATATTGACGAGTCCTTTAGGATAAATAGAATTGAAGACGCTCAAAATAGAGCAAAGGAGTTGCAATCTGGTTACAAAGAACTGGAAGAGGCAATTAAAGAGGAAGAAGAGCGAGAGCGTCAATTCACTGCTCTTTCTAAGGAGATTACAAAACTAACTAATGACATTTCTCAAAACAACTTTAAGATTTCTGGGTGTCGTAGACAAATCGGAGATCTTGAAACTGAAATTCAAACAATTACCAACAGACTTGAAAATAGAAATACTGAGTACACCAAGTTAGAGGGTTTTAAGGAGAACTTAAAAGAAACTTACAATACACTTGCTGATAAAAGACAGGATATTTCCTACTATGACTTCACCTATAGCCTTTTGAAGGATGGGGGAGTAAAATCAAAAATAATCAAGAAGTATCTTCCTCTGATTAATCAGCAAGTTAATAAGTATCTCCAAATGATGGACTTCTACATTAACTTTAAACTTGATGAGGAGTTCAATGAAACCATTCAATCTCCTATTCATGAGGACTTCTCTTATTCTTCATTTTCTGAAGGTGAGAAAATGAGGATTGACCTAGCACTTCTTTTTACTTGGAGAGAGGTTGCAAGGTATAAAAATTCAGTCAATACCAATCTATTGATTATGGATGAGGTGTTTGATAGTTCACTTGATG